TGGTGAGTTTTACTACACCTATGGTAATGTAGGATACTAGGTGTAAAAAAGATACTGATTCATAAATAAAACTAGGTGTAAAAACTACACTAGGTGTTGCTGGGTAGGGGTGGTTCCTAAAGTAAAGCCTACCCCCTCGCAAGCGTTCGACTAATCTTACCACACCGAAAAACGGTGTATGATTTACACTAGGTGTCGGAAACTATAAAAGGTGAAAACGGGGATTCAAAATCAGTAAGCCTTATATATGTGGTGTAAAAACTACACCGCCGCAGTATCACGTTTTTCAGAAAAGGCCGATTTGACCGTTTGAGGCCGGCCTAGAGGGTCATTTATTCCGACTTGCTTGCAGTATCACGGTTTTCTCTCTCGGAAGGGTTAAATACTAAGATTGTCATCATGCCCCTTATATATGTTGTGACACCTAGTGTAAAAACTGCACCAACCCCGTAGGGGCTGTCGGCTTATAGTCTTTGCGTTTCGCAAGCGTCACCCGCACCTTAGTCCCGCCGACCCAAATAACTGACATGGGAGCCGACACCCTATAAACATTTCGATTCTCTCCCCGCCGCCGTAAAACAGAAGACGGAGCCGGCCCCTTATAGTCTTTTCTCTCTCTCGTAGGGCCAAACCCCCAGCCTATAACTCTATGAGATTTAGGCTTATAATCATTTCGATGATGCACCCATGATGCAGGGAACCCCAAAGTATATATACCCCCCCAGCGCCCGCTCGATGATGCAGGGACTCGCAAACTATATATAGGGGGTCCTCTCTCGGATAGGGCCACACCCCAAGCCGGAGAAATAATGTCGGAGTCCGGCCCGCTTATACATCAGGCTGACACCCTATAAACCTTCCGAATTTTGCCCCCGAACACAAAGACTATAAGCGAGGTGCTGCTAGGGTTATTTAGGAGCGAAGGAAGCGCCCAACAACCGGACTGCGGTGAGGGATGCAGAAAGACCCTTATGCCACGCTCCAGACCCCCTAACGGAGTTTTTAAATATGGACAATTTGATTTTGAACCGAGACATACCAGCAGATGCCCGCAACCAATGGGGAGTGCCTAACCCCCTTATATACCTTTTCGTAGGTTGGAGAAAGGTCCTCAAGTGCGGAAGCCTTATTAACTTTGCGGGTTCCCCGCCTAGACAAGATGACGACTACCAACAGGTTTATAAGGTGATAAAAACCTGAGCGGTGTAAAAACTGCACTAGGTATCTCTCTCTCCCTCTCTCTCGCCCCCCCTAAAAAGGGGGGCTTGTTGATGCAAAATTGCGAAAAGACTATAAGCCCGCATCTCTATGTGAAAACGGGGTTTGTGACTCAAGCATGATGCAGGGAGTAGCAAAGTATATATACTAGGTTTCTCTCTCAGGGGGGCCTAACCCCAATGCCGAGAATAATTTTTCCGGCTCAATCATCCTCAACGTAGGGCTGGGAGCCTATAATGGTTTCGCCCTGCGGGGCTATCCCCGCCCGCACCCGTGCCTAGACGGGCTGAACGCTTATAGTCATTTCGACTGACTCAAAGGTTATATACTAGGTAGTGCTAGGGTGTAATATGGGAGAGAGAGATAACCCAATGCATAACAACGAATGCCTATGGTGCGAGCAACCAATGGCCCGACAGACACGGGACAACGCCGAAGGAGTCCTAACAAGGGATTACTGTTGCCCTGAGTGCTTCGACCTCGGAAACGGGGTGGCATAATGCCAGCGATGAGCCGAGCCGCCTACATCATCCTTGCGGGGGTGATTCGGACCGCCACAATGGACCGAGATAGCCGAGCCAACCTGATGATTGAGTTGAGTGACAGACTCAAGGCCGATAATCGAAACTTCGATTCAGGCCGATTCAGCCAAGCGGTTGAAACGGGGAAGGGTTGCGATTGGTTGGACCGTGACACCTATGACGGCAACCCCAACACGCCGGAGTCTGTGCAAGCCGAGAGGGACCGCCTCGCTACTGAGGGGGGTGGTCCCGCCTGACCCCCCCACCACTCGACACCCTATAAAGGTTGGCCTCTCTTGCGTAGGGCCACGCCCCCAGCCGAAATGCAATCTAGTATATAACCTTTCTCTCTCCGAGGGGCCAAACCCCAAAGCCCAAAATAAAAAATCGCCGGCCGGCTAATTTGAACTTAGGGCTGACACCCTATAAACTTTTCCAAGTGGTGTAAAAACTACACTTAGTGAACCATACCCTTAAGTAGTCACCCCCCTATCGGTAGTCAGAAGAGGGACCTGACAACCTTAGACCCAAAAAGCAGAAGTGAAATAGACGGGGGTGAGAAAAATACCATTAATAGTAGGAATTGACTTTACGCAGATGTCCGATGAGGAAAGGGAGCAGTTCAGCGAGGATGAGAGGCGGTTCTGCAACTCCTTCGGACTCGGTGGCCTGTGCATGATAGCCCAGCCCGGTTTTGAGATTGAGGACCCTGAAGAGTTCCGAGAGAGGCTCCTAGTCACCAACCATGTGACAGGGGTGCTAAGGCACTTCGGACCTGAGTTCTTCACTATCGACCTAGTGACCCGCATGAAGGCCGCTGGCTGGCAAACCAACGCCGGCAAGATGTCCAAGAGGGCATGGAAGGTCGAGATGAAGAACAGGCTCTTCGATGACGCTGTGGAAGCCGCTCTTTGAGCAGGTGATGGCTGACCGGATTGACGTAAGCCATCGGGGGGTTCGCTCCCCGATGGTGAGGACCAACCTAGTATATATACATTGGGGGGGACCTCTTTCGCCGGGGCCTGACCCCAAGCCGGATGCGAAACCTAGTATATATACCTTTCTCTCCGGGGGGGCCACACCCCATGCCGAAGAAAAAACTAGTATATAGTCTTTGGGGTTCTCTCTCAGCCCCTCTCTCTCAGACCCTACCTAGTATATATACATTGTGGGCCGCCGGTCCCCGCCCCCCTCGCCCATGTATACACGGGCTGGGGGCTTATAATCATTCCGAATTATTGCGTGATGCAGCGAATGAGCATTTTAGCGGTCCTTTATACCCTATACTAGAAATCGGCGAACTACATGGATGTTGAAGACAACCCAACCGGCACCGGCGGATATACCGGCAACGCAAAACTGACTGACATTGAGAATGCGAAGATGTCCGAATTGGTCGCTCAGGGCGATTCCTACGATGAGGAATACCCCCAAGTGACCTTTAGCAGCACCGAGAATTTTCGTGCCGCTATGAGGGCCGCTGATAGCCCAAAATTGGAAGTTGAACTTCCGGTTGAGTGCTTTCAGATATTCGGCGCAAGTGTGAGGCTCCCACTAGGGAAGGCTCACCTGAACCGCATCCTCACTTGCCTTGATGACAAGGTGCGCTCCCTGCAAGCAGACAAGGACCGCTTCATGTCGAATGTTCGATATGAGTGCAGGGTGTCGCATTGGGGCCACATCAAGCCCTTCGTTGACTTCAAGTTGAAGTTCGATGACTCCCGTGTGAAGGCTGACGGGACTCACAACGGAGAGGGCAAGTTCATTGGCTACAGGAATGATAAGGGCGAAATCATCCCATTCAACACCCGAACGGAATAGGTGAGTAGCATGACCGCAATTTCAGATTGGTTGGGTGGTATCACCTGACCCCACCTGATTTCAGGGGGGCATCCGTGTGTCTAGCGGGTGTGCCCCCGACCCCTCTCTCTCTATGGGTATCTTGCACTTACTACCTAGTGGAACACTAGGTGTTGCCCTGCACACCTGCTTTACTTATTGCACTTGTCGCCCCGACACGGGGTGATAACTAGGAGATGGGGGCTTATAATCATTGTGAGCCGCCGCTCCCCCCCGAAATTATTCCGTGTCGAGATGAGATGGGGGTTTATAATCATTCGTGATTATTGCTATGATGCAGGGACCCACAAGCCTTATACCAAATGCGCTCCTAGAGTTAATTAATTGAGTAGGACCGGACCACTACCTGACCCAAAAAATCCGAAGTGAAATAAAAAGAGGTGAGAAAGAAAAATGCAAAACATAATTGAACAAATAAAAAATGGCGGTGACGTTGAAATGAATATGGCGGCGATATGCGAGGCTAATCAGACTGCTTATTCGGGCGCTGAGACTAGGCTCCTAAGCGACTTCCTAGTAGGGGGTAGGGATGACATCCTGAACCGAGTTGATGCCCTTGCTGACATCGTAAGCAACAATGATGGCCCTGTAGGACACAGACCTATGATGATACTACGCATGGGATGGCTAGAAGCACGAATGCCTAGAGGTATGAAACTAACAGGCAAATTCGGCGGTGCTATCCAAGTCATCAAGAGAGAGAATGGTATGAAGATGAAAATCAGTCGCACTAATGCGATGGTTGCATACGAATGCCTACTATCCCTCGCTGCTGAGAGAGTAGCCGCTCAGTAATCAACAGGCTGACAACCTGACGTAAGCCCCTACCCGTTTGGTTTGCGGGTAGGGGTGAGGATTCAAAGTGGTCGCCCACTTTTTGAATCTGAATCCGCCAAAAATATAGTCTATAGGTCGGCCGACACCGGCAACCCCCTCACTCGATTTTTTAAAAAATTTTTCAAACCGTTTCTTCGATTTCTCGGATGGAAATATACCTTTTAGCCTTTTTATCCCATCTGCGGGTCCATTCGTGCTTACTATTACCCCCAAAATACTGATAAGCCGGATTATTGAATTTTTTCACTCTTTTCCACTTTTTCATGCCCGTTTCGCCTCTTCTTTCGGAAATAACGTGTTTTGACTTCTCGTATTTACGCATTATAGCGCCTACAGAATAGCCATTTAACTGTGTCCAAAAATTACTAACGTCTTTATTCGCCATATATGCGATTTCGCTACTTGTAAGCCACTCATCGCCCCAATGACTGTCGAGAACCTTCTCAATTGCCATTGCATATACCTTTCTCTTACTTTGGGGACCGTGCCGCCGCCCATTTGGGTCTTGACGGTTAAATTTCTTCCCTGTCACTTTGCTTCTTGTCTTGTTTGCATTATTTCTTGCTTTCTTACCTGCCATTCACTCACCTTCTCACTACTTTGCCACCCAAACCTTCTCGGCGTTGGATGCCACTACTTGCTCCCCCTGTCCATTCACTCTTTTTCATGGTTCCCATTACTACAGGATAATCAGGAGACTTATACGAGAATTGGTCTAACGCATGAGCCAATGCCATAGCACAGTCGTTATGGCGGCCCAAATCCACTATCATGCCTTCTCGCCAAGCATGACTCTCTAATTCTTCTAGTAAAATATTGACTTCTTTGCGTGTTAAGTCGTCACCGTAGGGGAAACATATTAACTCACGCTCAAACCAAACCCTCATTCTGTTCATAAGACCCTGCTTGAGTGTTCTATTACTAACCTTGCTCTCACGGAAATCCACTACTGCGCCCTTCTGACTAACTAGACTCTCAAACAATTGCTGAAAACCTACGGCCTCAATAGCAAATGCCGGTGTGCCATATCTTTTGCTCCACTCAATCATCATATCTGCTTGCTTCGCAGGGGGGAAGTCATTCCTACGCCATATATTGACTAGGTGTATATACCCATCTGAGTCTTGCTTAAGAACGACCATTACAGAAAAGTCCTGTCCTAACCCGTGTGCTGGGTCAAACCCTATGGCATATTTACAGTCTTCCATCTTTTCCTTTTCAAAGAGAGCATCCATATTCAGGTTTTTCCTAGTTAAATTGCGGGGATATACCGCCGCTTCATCGTCAATGACCTTACATAGATACTCCTGTATGAAAGATAACTCGCCCATAGCCTCTTTTTGCTCTAACAGGAAAGAAAGCGGTCTAAACTCAGGCCATAATTCTTTTACCTTAACATTATCAGGGTCAGAACGCCATTCATCCCAATTGGGGATACTAGACCAAACACCACTCTTCCAAGTGTCGTTGTTAATCATTTCCGTGTGATATAAGTCCACCATACTCATAGGTGTGCCGACACAATAGATAGAAGTGCCGGGACTCAGCATAGGAGTAATCTTTTTCCTAAACCAATGCCTAATTCCTGTCCAATCCATATCACCCATGTCATCAAGAACGTCATCAAACGCAATACAGGCTGGATGCTCGCCACGAATAGCCGCTCCAACGGAAGTAGCCCTTATCCACGCTCCGTTAGTAAAATGCAACTCCAATTTGTTGCCTCTCTTCTTATGCAGATACTTAGATAACTGCGGATGCCTTTTCATATCCTCTCTAATCTCTTCAAGCCTTCTAACGGCCAAATCTTTGCTCGCTGAGAACAACCAGCAAGTAAAGGGCTTGTTTCGCCATCGCTCAAACAAGGCGCTATGCAATAGTTTTACCCTAAGAGTAGTTGACTTACTGTGGTCCCTCGGTGCAATCACACAAACCCTATGAACCTGTGCATCGCCCCTTTCTCCATACATTTTCATCCATTCGCCTATATGGTCGCCCCAAGTATAGCCCAACCAACGATAAAAATAAGAAACATCGTTTCTTGACCTTTCCATTGAGAAATCAAGATTAAAACTAGCCATTTTGAACCACCGGGGCAAATAAATTGCCGATAAGACCCAATTCCTTGTCCACTATGTGAGCGGAAATACCGGGTCTTGCGAGAACATACCCTTTAGTATGATGCCATCGGTCATTACCTGCCAAACTAGGCAATTGAACCACCATCGCACCGCCCTTTTCTATAACAGTTTGATGATGTAGGTGTCCGTGGAACCAAATCTTGTGTTCTGAACTGCCCCAATTCTTCCATTGTTCTTTTGCCATAATACTAGGCAAATCACCGCTCTTAGCACCATCACCATGAGTGAAACCCATAAGAGCATTACCATAAGAAATATATTGTCGCAGATTAGGGTCCACGATAACACTAACGTCTTCTATATTTTCATAAGTAGCCTTAAGATACATCATAAGTGCTAAAGCAAGGTGTCTATCGTGATTACCACGCATGAAAACCACTTCAACAGGACATACTGCCCTCAATAACTCAATATGCTCTCTTGCTAAGACGCAACCATCCATAAAGATTTGAGCGGGACTAGCAGACAGGTCTTGGGGAGTCATTTTAGTAGTTGCGCCTTGTTCATTGTCAATATGGAACCAATCAGACCCCGTAGCCAATACAATCTTCTCAGGGCGACCCGGAAGCCTCGTAATTAGGTTCTGAGTCCTATCCATAAGCCTTGAACGGGCTTCATCGGTGTTATATTCTTCACCTGTTTCATCAACCCACGCACCTGACCCATAATGTAAGTCAGTTGGGGAAATAACGGCCGCATAAGGGGCCGCATCAGCCATTTTAATGTGCTTTACTTGCTTTGGGGGCAAATAGGTGCTACCAAGAGACTCTTTAAACTCACTATAGAAATTATCTTGCAGATTGCGCCATTTGTTCGCATCTTTCATTGCGGCGGCGAAATGTGCCCTCTTACCTCTTTCTAACACCGCATTTCTCTTTAATTCAAGATAATCTATCACTAATTCTTCTTCTGACTTACTAACTATCTCTTCATCAGTAAGTGGGTGCATAGGGTGTTTCCAATGATGTGCCCGTATATAATCACGCATCCATAGTATGGGAATTTCAAATCGTGTTGACATTTGCTCAATAGTGAGTCTTGACCCGCTATCAGAATACTCTTTCTTCATTTCTCGATGCTTATCTCCTGAAATAGAGATAATATTGTCACATTGAGGAATGTAAGTCAAATAAACGTCTTTTGTTTCATCATAGTATGTTCTAATACGATGAGGAAGTTCAAATGTGTATTCATGCTTAAGACCATCAGGTTGGTTTGGAGAACTTGTTCTTTTCTTGTGGCCGTTCCATACTGTGTAAGTAATGTGGCCCCCGTTCTTCTTCCAACGCCCAATTGCGTTTCTCCAACCATTTACGCTTCGTGTAGGCTCTAGTTCGTGTAGGAACCTAGCAAATTCACTCTCACTCTTGAATTGCCTTTCGTTTGCGTAGCGCTCAATCAATTCTTGACCGCCCTTCATTTTGACTCTTCCGCTGAAGTTGCTCTTGTCTGTCATTATACCTAACGGGCAAGTGGACGGTTATAAATATTGCGGTGAGCAGAATTAATTATATTATTTATGCTATTTACCAAAAAAATAAAACGATAGACTGCAAGCCTGTTTTTTAATTCTTTTTTTCTTTCAATAGCGTTTTTAGATGGCGGCCGCCCTTCCCACTATATTTAGGTTAGTATAGAAAGGGAATAGGTAAGTATTTTGGTCTAGGTTATAGAAGAAATAAAATAAATTCAGAACTTGGCCGCAGTATGCGTTTTTATTTTTTCAGTAAATATCCAAAAAAATTGAAAAAATTAGGCAAATAGTTAAAAAACACTATCATTTAGGTTAAAATATGGCCGAGCGGAAGTGGTATCAGTTTTGGCAGGGAACTGCCAAAGAAGAAACGCCCAATTTGACAAGAATGGGCACGAAGAGAGAAGGATTTAGGGCAATAGCAGGTGTTCCCGATTTAATGCGGGATACAGAAAGATTGCAAAAAGACAGTAATTATGACAATGAGTTCGATATGTATGACCTTATGTTGAAACTTGACCCCGAATTGAACGGGGCAGTAAGAGCAGTTAGCCTCACGGCCAATAATTACGAAATTAATTACGATAAGGGCAAGAATGCTTCGATTCGTGATGCTATCAAAGAATTATGTCAAGATACACTAGATTTCGATGATATTCTCATAAACGCTATGAGAAACCTTATGGTGTATGGAAATGACATCAACAAGATAGTAGGGAAGGAAGGAGTAGGAATAACAGACCTACAAAGCCTACCTGTTAAGCAAATCACCATAGTTGATGAAAGGGGCGGTTTAGATTCTATGTTCGATGCTACCGAAGATAACCCAATTACTCGCCCAACGAAGTATTTGCTCCGAGAGATGAAATTAAATGCCCGTGAAATACCTGCAAACGAAATTTTGCATATAAAGGTGGATTTCAGAAGCAATTGGTTTGTTGACAACAGGGGCAGAAAGACCTACGGCGTTTGGGGCGCATCCCGCTTCTCCGCTCTCAAGCAAGCCATACGCATGAAGTATAATTCACTCAATAACAGGTTATCCCTAGAAGATAGCATGACAAAGCAGTATATTACGATTGACAAGGAAGCCATAGAGCATATACAGGACCCAGCCGAGCAAAACGAGCGCCTTACGCACATAATGGATGAAGTCATATCTTTGTTTGAGGGACTTAGGGGCGACCAAATACCTGTTTTGCCCCATTACGTTAATCTGCACCACGTTGACCTAGAAAACTCACTACCTAATAGCGGAGATTTCTTGGACGCTATAAACGCAGATATAGCGGCCGTGCTACAAGTGCCTAGAGTGGCCGCAGGTCAGGAGAGGGGTAGCACATTCGCCGCAACTTTCAATGCAAACTTATGGGCCGTGCAAGCAATCAGCCGAATGCACAGTATTTTGGCCTCACATTGCAGGGATTTGTTCTCAATGCACCTTAACTTACTAGGTATCGAGCATAAAAAGGCCGACCTACCTACAATCAGGTTTGATGCAATGGATAGCGAAACCCCACTTAATGTTATGCAAAGAGTGACGCTAGGTTATGATTCGGGTATCTTAACCCTGAACCAAGCCCTTGATATTCTCAATTTGCCTCAAGAAAGTGACGGAGATGAGAGGAAAGACCTTAATCCGGTAGCCCCTAACGCACCTACAGAAGAGTTGCCGAGGGAAAATTCACAACCCGGCGCTGAAAAAGAAACAGAAGAATCTTCTTCGTAATATTGAAGAATCATTTCTTTTGTGCTAATAGTATATGAGCGGAGATGAGGAACAAAATATCATACAAGAGTTAAACGCACGTTTTCAAGAGTTGCGAACTTTGATGATTACGATTGGGTCAGTAATAGCCATGCTTATAGCAGGTCTAAATGAAATAGGATTTATACAATTTGCA